GGCATGGAACGGAAGCGTCCAGTACGTAAACTGGCACACTTCGCTGGGTAAAACATTTTACCAGTAAAACATTTCAGGGTGACACAATGTCGTGTCACTCTTTTTTATTCAGACAAACGAGGTTATTATGTCTATCATCTATGATTTATCACGTGTTCCACAGCACATTGTTGAGCAGATACACGCAAGCCCAAAATACACAAAATGGTTCAGCGAGTTTCCATCCAAGTTGTTCAATCGTGACAACAATGCCAAGACTGTCAAAGGTAAAAAGCTAGGTGTCAGCACTCTTGTTGATTATCTATTGCCGCACAAGCTATCTGGCTATCAGGTATGTGCCGCAGAAGTATTGGCACAATGTGGTGGGCCTTGTCTCAATACAGCAGGGCGTGGGGCTATGACCAGTACACAGATGTCTAGGTTACGCAAAACTCTTATGTTCTTCCAGTATCGTGATGAGTTTATTGCCATGATGAAACGTGAGGTTATGCTACATATTGCCTACTGCAAGAAACACAACTATGAACCAGCAGTGCGTCCTAATGGTACGTCTGACATACGCTGGGAGTTATACATCTGGGATTTCATGGTGGAGACACACAAGCTAGGTGTGCAGTGGTATGATTACACAAAACTTGCCAACAGGCTTGTGCCTGACCCTAATGTGTATGATCTGACGTTCAGCTACAGTGGCGTGGATACATACCAGAAGTCTGTTGAGACTGCACGTGCTATGGGTATGCGCTTTGCTGTTGTGTGGCGGTACAAGACAAGTATTCCTAAGTCTTTTATGGGCATGGATGTTGTGTCGGGTGATGATGATGATTTAACGTATCTATCCCCACAGGGTACTGTTAGAGCATTATATGCAAAGGGTAAGGCTGTACATGACCAGTCTGGTTTTGTACTTAACTAAAACATTTTACCAGTAAAACAAATTGGAGAGATAAATGACTGAAGTATTCTTGATAAATTATACACACTCAGATAGCGCAGAGTGGACGTGCCATGAGTCAACACACTCACTTGCAGTGGCAACGGATATTGCCCACGAATTGCGTACACTTGGCTATCGTGTGGTAGTGCAATCAGTATTACTTGATGATAATGGAAGGGTGAAGTTATGATTAACTCAATTATATGTGTCTTAATTACCTTGTGTTATCTGACACTATCTGCTATATATCTTACAGAAGGTGATGGACTAGGTGCTATCGTAATGTGTATAGGTGCTATTGCCTTTGTATATGTCATGAGAATGGAGAGAAAAGAATGACTGATGTAGATAAACAAATGCTGCTATATGGCTGTGAATCAGTAGAACTAGATGAACTGATTGAAGATTCACAAAAGCCATACATGGGTGGACTGCCTATGCTTGCCATGTCTATTCTATCTGACGCACAAGAAGTGTTGGCATGTGGTATGTTTGACCGCAACAGGCAGTATATCAACCGGGCTAAGTATGTAATTAGTCAAATGGAAACACAATGACTATAAGACGTATCAACCCTGTGGCAAAGGCACTGTTACAAAGTAGACGTACTACATCTACTGTGCCTGACCGCAAAAAGCACAACAAAAAGAAGGAGAGACAAAATGCGACAAGAAACAGAAGAAATGCTTTTTCAGAAGATACGGGTAAAGAAAACTCGCAGTCTGAGTGAGCGTGAGATGCGTAGGCTTGAACGCAAGAAGAAAATACGTGCCAAGCAGAAGTGGCGTGACCATCAACTAAACTATGGTCAAAGCACTTAATCCAATGTCCTGAGTATGACACTAAACTGCTCACCCCAACACAGGAGAAAATAATGCAATACACAGCAGAAGATTATAATGTTACCATAAAGCGTGGGTTTGTACGTGAGGATGGAAAAATACTTCATGGTAAAAACGAAAAACTTATAGATGGTCTTGAGTGGAAGTTGCCCAAAGCATGGAATAAAGATAAGATACGCAGAAAGAAAAATCAGAAAACTAGATATCAATTGCACAAGTCACGCATTGATGACATCAAGCTAGAACATGGGTGTGAGATATGTGGATTTGGCAAGCATAAATATGCAAATAAATGGCATAAGCACGTGGCTATGCTGTTAGAGTTTGACCATATTGACCCAGCGACTAAGTTGTACAATGTAGGTGAAATGGCGCAATATGCATGGCATGTTATACAAACAGAAATTGATAAGTGTCGTGTGGTCTGCAAAGTGTGTCACTGTAAACACACAGGTAATCAGAACAGAAAGGATGATGTAGCATGACGGGTGCAGAGATGTTTAATCAAGCATTAGTGTTGACTTACATAACAGGCATACTTATAATGCTATACATAGGATGGAGAGACAAATGATTAAACACATATGCCAACACTGCAAGAACGTGATGCACATACCCAAAGAGTGGATGATGTATGCACACAAGCTGGTATGTTATGTGTGTAGCAATGACATAAAACGTAAGGAGAAAAAAGATGACTAACTTATACAAATTAATTATGGACAGTAGACACAACCCGTTGCGTAACATACCTGACATGAACACACGGCACATGATTATGCAAGTGCTGGCATGGATGTGGTGCATCATATTCAGCATGTATCTGGGGAGCATTGTTGCCTTTGGTATCAGTGCCGTTATCCATGCACTGTTGATAGCTGGCGTGTTCATCACAGCAGGTGTGTTTGAGACAGCCAAGCGTAGGCCGCAGTATTTTGGTGGACTAGGCCGGGGTGCAGGGGGTGAACATGAATGAAGAACTGCCACTTGACCATGAGCCTAGTCTTGACCATTGGGCAAAGTGTATTGCCGATGATGACATAACTACAGGCTATCATACAAACTGGGATTATGCCTACGAACAAGCGTGGCATTGGCTTGATGCTGAGTACAATTACAACTACGAGTATCAATGGAAATGAACGTGACTAAGTGCAAAGACTGCACATACGATGAGCGTGGTAGACTGACACATACCTGTGGCCCTTGCGAAGAAGAAGCTATCAAGGCACGGATTAAGTGGTGGCAGGATGGCAAGAGAAAACTAAAGGAGAAAGAACAAGATGGATAAACTATTGAGAAAGCTAGGATTAAAGGATGACTATGGCTACTGTGACACCAGCATTGTAGGGTTCATTGTAATCTGGTCTGCGTTTGGCTACATGTTTTATTCAGCCGTAGTGGGTATCATAGAGAGGATATTGGGATGAAAGAGTTTGCCCTAGTCATAAGTATGTGGGGGCATACAGGTGTGGAGTGGCAGTTTATAGACAACCAATCTATATTGACAGAAGCACTATCCCAAGAGTATTGTCAGTTTTTATCACATGAGGAAATGAGACATCATGAGAATCAGGATAAGTATTATAAGATACTTATTAAATGTTACCCAACGGAGGAGAAGTAGTATGAATAGATTTATTATTGACCACCATCCTGCGGCAATCGCTAAGTCATTGTGTGACCAGCACATTGTCAAGATGCCGCTTGAAGAGGCGCAGATGTTGTCCACAGCAGTGCGACATCATGCAGGTGATGAGTATGCAGATGACAATAACATATACAAAACAGCATACATGAATCACCCATGTACCATCTGGGCTAGAGAATGTCGTGAGAACTATGTCTATGCAGTTGTACTGCTAGAGGCTATGTCTGACGAATACACACACCGTTACGGCAAGGTACACAAGTCTTCACTTTTGTTGCCAGCATTCAAAGCTGCTACAGAGTACGTGCCAGCTAACGGTGAAGGTCTGACTGCACATCCACAATGCTTCAGTGGCTTTGATGAGTGTAAGACAGATGAACTATGGCCTATATCTGCATACCGGGCTTTCTACAAGGTTGACAAGCTAAAATTTGCAAGGTATAACAAAGGTCGTGAAATGCCACACTGGTTAGAACAAAGTGCGGCTTAATGGATATCATGGCTATATACATGATTTTACTCGTTATATTTTTTGTACTTGCAATTAAACTTTGCAAATGATATAACACAACATCAGTTAACTTTTATGAAAGGAATGAAACTATGCCATTAGATTTTACATACACAGCAGAAGAACTGCTACCTGAGAACCTTAACTTTGACGTTCAGTTTGAGCCAACCAAAGTGCCTGACAAAAAATATGTCATCAACGGTGACACTGGTGAGTACATTGGTGTTGTTGGAGACAGCTTTACCTGTGCCAGCCACGGTGACTTCTTTACTGGTGTACACAACACCATGACAGAGACACTGGGCGAGGATGAGTGCAATTTTATGAACATAAATTGGAAACATGCTCGTAAAAATGCTTGGGTCATGATGGATATGGTACTGCCAAATGTGAAAGCAGATATCATTACAGACCGACACAAAACTACAGTGTCACAACGTGTGATTGCATTGCATGGCATTGATGGTAGCTGTTCTAACATGGTATTTTTTGGTGCAATTGACTTCTTTTGTACAAACGGAATGATTCGTGGTGAACATGACAAAGTGCGTAGAAAGAATACATCAAACTTTAGCATGGACAGGTTCATCACTGACCTGCAACATTCTAAGCAGGACTTCTATGCACAGTCAGAACGTCTACAGCATTGGGCAAATACAAATTTAGCATCTGTCAATGTAAAAGAGTTGCTTGAGAAGATTATGAAGTCAGACCGGGCTGCTGAGAAAATGTTTACATTGTACAATCAAGAGGTCAGCACTCGTGGTCGCAACGTCTTTGCTTTGTATAGTGCATTTACTAACTATGCATCTTATGCTGATGAGCGTAATGGTTTTAATCTACGCAACACGGGTAATGACACTGCTGCTATTTCAATGTTCCAACGTGAACACAAAGTGTCGCAGTGGATTGAAACACCTGCGTTTCAGCAACTGGTAGCAGCATAAAAAGTTTTACTGGTAAAACAAAATGAAGCTATCAAAACTCATAGAAGATTATTATTCTTCATATGAATACAGACAGTTACGTGAAGAGACTAAAGTACAATATAAATACTTTATCAACGTAATGAAAAACACACAGGCAGAGGGTAAATCCCTCTGTCAGTACAATGTAGAAAAAATTACTACAAAAATGGCTAAGACAGCATATAATGAATGGTGCGAGAAAGGTATCTCAATGGCTAACCATGTTATTTCTACAACACGTATCGTGTTTAATCATGGTGTTCGTGAGGAACTGTGTTTACTAAATCCTTTCGCTAACGTGCGTAGAAGGACCGCTGAGAGGCGTAAGGCTATTTGGAGTAGGGATGATGTACAGAAGCTACTGAGCGTAGCCTACAGCGATTTTAGCACCCGTAACATAGGTCTTATTGCTCACATGGCATATGAATGGTGTCAACGTCTTGGTGACATGAGATTGCTTACATGGGACAGCATTAACTTTGTTGAACAAACTGTTCACATTGAGCAGTCAAAGCGTAGGGCAGAAGTTTTTCTACCTATAGAAGATGATTTATTTTCTATGCTTGTACAACAACATGAAGACTTTGGTTTTCAACCATACGTTGCACCTAGACCTTACGCCATCAAGGGTGAATATAGGCCATACACACTGCACAAGTTGCCTCTTTTTGGTCGTGAGTTAATGGAACGTGCTGGCATCTCTCGTGAGTTACGTTTGTCTGACCTTCGTAGAACTGGCACAACAGAAATGGTTGAGGCAGGTGTCGGTATCGGACAAATTATGTCGGTTACAGGACATGCTAACCCACAGTCAGTTAAACCATACATAAAAAATACTTTAAAAAGTGCAGATTATGCATTGACGCAGAGAAAAATACATGATAAAAGCATTACAAGTGCCGCAAAGGAAAGTGTATAACATGTATAATATATATAACACTATAAGTGATATAGACATTAGTAATGGAGAAACAAAGAGAATGAATTGTCCTGAGTGTGGTGGTTACAAAACATTCACAGTGACCAACAATATGGGTTCTCTTATGTGGAATTGTTACAAAGCGTCTTGTTCTGTATCTGGTGCAAAGAAAGTGCGTCTGGATGTTGATGACATTCGTAGTACAATAAAAGATGTACGTGCCTTTGCTGACGATAAGTTTGAGTTACCTGCTTATGTAGTCAACAGACATGATGCAGTCTATGCAAATCGTTTCTGTGCTAAGTGGGGCTTAGATTATAATGAGCATGGTCTTATGTATGATGTTAAAGAAGATAGAGTAGTGTTTCCTGTCGTGCATAATGGTGAGATTGTTGATGCTGCAGGACGTTCTGTACTCAAAAGATTACCTAAATGGAAAAGATATGGAAAAAGTAGCTTGCCTTACACATTTGGTTCTGGTAAGGTAGCTGTAGTTGTTGAGGACTGTGTAAGTGCTGCAGTTGTAGGTAGTGATGTATTTGTTGGGGTAGCTGTGTTGGGTACGTCATTGTCAGAAGAATACAAGAGGTATCTCTCACAGTTCTCAACAGCAATAATTGCGCTAGACCCCGATGCATTACCCAAGACACTAGCCTTTGCTAAAGAATTACGTGGTCATGTAAATGTTGTAAAAGTATTACGATTGACAGATGACCTAAAATACCGTAACCCAACGGATATGACCAACTTAACAAACACAGGAGAAGAATTATGGAATTATCACTCATAAGAAGTCTCATGGACAAATCGTTCTACGATGAACATCGTGGGGCTAGGTGTCCAGATAGACTGTTCAGCAAAGATGTACGTAGAATTAAGCAAGCTATTGATAGTGCTATGGATAGGTATGAACGCACTGTTTCGCCTGACGAGATTGAAGCATTGTTTATATCAAACAATCCCACGTTCACTACTGCACAGAAACAGGCATACAGTTCTTTGTTTAATCAGATAAAGAAAGAACAGCCTATGGGCAGTGACGTAGCACAGGAAGTGCTATCTAAACTATTTCAGCAAGTTATAGGTGAGGACATTGCTAATCTTGGCTTTGATTATGTCAATGGAACTAAGGCTAGTCTTGAGCCATTACGTTTATTACTTGAGCAATATGGTGATGACTTTACACCCAACCTAAATGTGGAGTGGGATGACATTGACATTGAGACACTTCTATCACGCAATGACCTTGAGGCACGTTGGACATTTAATATACCCAGCCTGACACGCAAGGT